ATGATAATCTTAGAAGATGAATACTAGGTCTAGAAGTTATGACACCGACACTATAGATTCCGTACTCCTTGGATATATCGCTGGATATTCCCAGAGGAATATAAGCACTATCACAAAGATTCCCCGTACTACTGTCCGGGAATGGATTTATGATCTAAAAAAAGGTAGGATAGCAAAGCCCGACAGTATTGAACATGCCCATTACTGGATGATTGAGCACTCGTTGGATGAAATCGTAGAGGGAATTTGCAAGATATGTTTCCAGACAAGGGAGTTCCTCAATCGTATCGAAGACAACAGCCCGTGGATGACGAGGGAAGAGAAGGAAGAGGGGATATGGAAAAATACATAGGCAAGTTACGACCACAGATACTGACGGCAATAGTATTACTTGGCATCATATCTATACTTGGTATGTTCAAGGGGATGAATGAGGTCACTGTTGGCTGCATTGCCGGGATAATCGCACTTGCAAAGGATGTATTACAGGTAGACAGTAGTTGAGGTAAGCATGATTAAAAGAATCGCCCTTGGTGTTCTGGTTGTCAGCGCACTTGCTGCCAGTATTGTTGGATATAAGAGAGTGAGGGAGAGATAATATGCATCTGGGATTACCACATACAGAGCCACTTAACTGGAGAGAAGGAATAAAGCCCTTTTCTCCCTTACAACATATCATTCCTTCGGTAACTGCACTGGGTCAGCGGATGGTAGTGCCCCCCACATTTGCAGGGATGGATTCACTATCACAGCTGCCACTGCCGAATAATCTACTGAGTAGGTATTTACCGCAACCAGCGCAATCACCACCTTTCTTGGGGGGTGGACTGGATATGTTGCCTGTTAACCCGGCTAACAATATTGATCCCGGTACTATGTATAATTTAGAACAGCCTGTTAATCAATTACCAAATCAGGCTACGGGGATATCTCCAAGGCTAAGTGATAGGGAGCCGATACTGGAAGGAAATAATCCTGCTGCAGGTTCAGGATTTCCTACAAGATATATCTACCCGGATAAAACAACAGGCACTGTTCCCAGACCTACCCGATTCCCCGACAATATAAACTATATCCCATCTGGAATTCGTCCAAGGCGAAGTGACAGAGAACCAATACTGGAAGGGAATAACCCGATAGTAAATACAGGATTACCCACAGGAAATATAGGTCCGTTGCCAGCACGAACAGATCAAGAACGCTTTAGATTTCATAATCTTCCACCCTCACCCGTTAGACCATTTGAAGGTAACAATCCACCCGTACCTGCACCCGGACCAGAAGGCATAGGGGGATTTGCTCATTTTATGAGGACAAGGGGAACGCCTTTGAGTAATGATCAGTTGATCAATGCACAAATTGCACTTGGATTGGGATTGGGACTTCGTTAAATGCATCTAGGGGCACCACACTCAACTTATGGGTCTTCAGTGTTCAACCTGCCCCCACCACAATCAAACTATGGTTTTGGAGGGGTAGGTAGTCCATCATATCTTAGTGTTAGCGATTCTCTCAACCAGACATACCAACCATGGATACCATCAGGTGACGCGGATGAGGCTTTAAGAAATCTCATGGGGTTTGTCCCTGTCGCAGGTACCATGTATAACTGGGATCAGATGGCACCATGGGAGAGAGGACTTTCTATAGGGATGGATGCTATTGATATAGCTACACTTGGTGGTGGGAAAGCAGTAACGGCTCCGATTAAAGCAGCAACAAGGTTTGCAACCAGAAGCGATCCTGCCCTTACATACTTACGTATGGGTGAGATGCCAACCAGTAAGGCAGGTCGAAATGTTAGAAACTGGGAGTATCCTTCCTATGGTTCATACTTTGACGAAACTATACCACCACAAGGTGACCTTATCCCATCTATGAACTGGGCTACAGGAAAACCTGAAGTAGGCATATCAACATATCAGGGCTTACAGTTTCCTTGGAATGTTTCAGAGGGGGCTAATATTTTTATGCGCCCTATGGGCAGCAAGGGAATATTTGGGCAAAATAGAATGTGGGATGCGGGACAATTTTCAAGACCTTTATTTGAAGTTTCAGGTACTCCTATGAAGACTCTGGGCAGTGACCTTGAAGCATTAATAGACCCTGCCTCTGCGAGATATGTAAAGAAAGTTAGCCCACCCAATCCACCCTCAAGATCGGGATGGAAGTGGGGAGATGATTTAAATGCAGATGACATAAAAGACCTAGCGAGGGTAGCTGCACTTAGGGGAGGGGCACCCAATAAACTACCTCAAATAGATTTTAGGAATCCATATCCAAACATGTCCAGACCAGTAGGTCCGGGTAATCAGATTCCTCCAAAACCTACGATAACTCATCCAGTTACTGGAAAAGTTATAGACTTAGGGGCAGAGTTTGGCAAGTATGGTCCAACGGGGCGAAGAACTAATCCATTCGCTCGACTTGACGAAATTGTTGAACCTATTCTTAAGGCACCAGCAATCCATCCAGTTGTGCCGGTAGCTTTGCCGGGGCGTGTACCAATGCAATTATATGACAGCGATGAAGATGGCAATTATATTTCGACAACAGGTGACAAGATACTCGCACAGTTAGATGAATTGGGGAGTAAGTATATTTCACCCGGTGGATTTACATGGGATCAATTAGCTACACTTGTAAGACGAGGAGAAGTAAGTGCCAACCAAGAGAGATAGATCATACAAGGGAACCAAGCAGCCAGAGTTAGTACTCGCAAAACAGGAAGCATTCCTTGCTGCTTATGGTGAATGTGGTAGCATTCGTGCTGCCTGTGAAGCTGCAGAGGTGGGAAGGTCCACGACAAACCAGTGGCGTACACAGAATAGCCAGAACTTCAGGGAAAAGTTCGCCACCGCACAGGAAATGTTCCGTGAAATGCTGCAGGATATGGCAGTGGAAAGAGTTAAGGATCAGAAACCAAACGATAATCCTGTACTTCTTATCACACTTCTCAATGCACACTACCCCGAACTCTACAGAAGAGACTCCCATACTGGTGATACCCAGATGAAAGACCTTCTCAATGACTGGAAGAAGTGGGTTAAACAAAACAACCAGCCTTCCAAGAAAGATGACGAAATAACAGAGGCTGAAATGCAGAAGAAGAATGCCATTGATGAGGTAGAAAAGATTCTTTCTAGAAAAAAGAAAGATGACTGAAGCATTACACGCAATAGGATTTGGTGATGCACTGATAGGTTATACAACTCGTATGGGTTCTGATATGAATGGCATAGCTATATACGATACCGATAAATGTCTAGACATATTAATGCAGCGAGATGATATGACCTATGAGGAAGCTGTAGATTTCTTTGAGTACAATGTACTGGGTTCATGGGTAGGCGATAAGACACCAATCTTTATGGTTAAAGATTATGACGACTGCTAATACGGATATAACTGAATACTTATTTTCCAAGCTGGATTTTACACCTACAGATAAACAGAAACCAATACTCGATAGTAGAAAGCGATTCATACTGGTAGCTGGTGGTGAACAGGCTGGAAAGTCCTTGGTTGTATCCAAGTATCTGGTATCCAGATTCCTAGAGAATGAGGAACCCGGACTATACTGGCTTGTTGCTGCAGACTATGAGAGAACCAGAGCAGAGTTTGACTATCTGGTACAGGACTTCGCAACGCTTGGTATTCTGGGTGAGGTAACTAAAAGAGTTGACCCCGGAAGGATTGTGCTTGCCGATGGTACCAGAATAGAAACCAAGTCAGCCAAAGACCCAAGAACCCTAGCCATGAGAGCACCCAATGGAATCATTGGCTGCGAGGCATCACAGCTTGACCTCGAAACCTTTCACAGGTTAAGAGGTAGGTGTGCACCTAAACGTGGTTGGTTATTCCTTGGCGGTACCTTTGAAGGTTCACTTGGCTGGTATCCGCAGCTGTTTCAATCATGGCAACATGGGTTAAATGATGAACAGTCCTTTTCCCTTCCAAGTTATTCCAATGAACATTTATATCCCGGTGGTAAGAGTGATCCTGAGATACTGAGACTGAAGGCTGTAGCCTCAGATGAATTCTTCATGGAAAGAATCGAAGGTATACCAACCCCACCACAGGGATTGGTCTTTGGTGAGTTCAGGGCTGACCTTCATATAAGCGATGAAGCCGAATGGTCTGTTGGTGACCCCGTGCAGTTATGGATAGACCCCGGATATGCCGGTGGTTATGCAGTCGAGGTGGTACAGGAGATCAATGGGCAGATGTGTGTCATTGATGAGATATACGAACAGAGTCTTATAACATCTGAGATCATAGATATTGCACAGTCAAGACCATGGTGGAAAGATGTGGATGGTGGTGTGATTGACGTTGCCGGGTATCAGCATCAGGCTATGTCTGCCCCGGCAGAGATATGGCTGGAACAGACAGGTGTATATCTGGGTGCCCAGAAGGTACAGATCAATGAGGGAACTGAAAGATTGAAGTCTTTCTTAAAGCCCAATCCATTAAATAACATACCCAAGATTCTTTTTAATCCTAAATGTAAGGGAATACTCTCTGAATTTGGTGCCGAACCAAATCCTTTTGACGGACAGACAAGAGCATATCGCTGGAAAACCGACAGAGATGGTAATATAGTGGGCAACACTCCAGATGATAGACATAACCACGGGGTTAAAGCTGTAATATATGGTCTTGTTGACAGGTTTGGTTACGGACACACAAGAAATAACTCCTTCATTAAAGTGAAGAGGTGGTAAATGGCTAGACGAAAAGTAGAAGATATAATAAGTCTGGTCGATTCTCACTATGATTCAACCGAACCCCTCAGACAAAGAATGGATAATGACCATAATCTTTACAGGTTGTCTGCGTATGACGCAGGAGATGGTTACCAGAGTTATACATCCAATGAACCACAGACTTATGCGGATAAAATTATCGCTTGGCTTGCCGATGCAGATAAGATTTTTAGAATTCCCCCGGCAGGTAATCCACGAAACAGCAGAGAACGTAACAATGATAAAGAAAGATTTATTATTGGTTCTTTTAAATCTGCC